AATATTACAGGATAATTATGAGCACACAACATTATGAACGATTGTATGATTATATTCATGAATACCAAAATTTATTATATGATTTTTATAGTAAAGATGTAGTTGCTTTTCTTACTACATTTTATCATGTTGATACACAAACAACTGTTTGGGAAGATGAAAAAATGTTTGGTGGATCGTATGATCGTGTTGGTGAATATTCTGGAGTAAAGTGGAATAAAATTTTACTATTGCCAGTTTATTATATTGATGAAATTACAACATCATTTGATGCTCAAGATATTGGTTATATTAAAGAAAATGATTCGACATTAGTTATCCCAAGTACATATGGATTTACTCCATTAGTTAACGATAAAATAAAATTAGAACAAACATATTTGAGACCAACCAATGATGTGTATCCTGTTTTTAATGTTGGTGGTATAGAAAAATCTGTAAATGCTGACAGACTTTTTTGGAAGATGAAAGTTCATGTTGAGCAAAGTGTAACAATAACTCAAGTGGAAGACCAAATTGAAGATGTGTATTCATTCTTTGATTACGATAAAAAAATACATACTCTTGCAGATACACAATTTTTAACAAGGCTCTTAGCAAAAAATGAAGATTTAAAAAGCATAGCAAGTGATGACCTCTTTGATTCAGCTAGTGGGTATTACTTTATATAATTGGAGACAACAATGGCAGACAATTCAACTTCATATCAAGTTTATAAATCGAGAGATCAGATAAGAAATCAAATCACAACTCTCTTAAAACAGTATATGGAACTAGAGAATGTAGATTTAACAAAGTCATCATTTCTATCATTTATTGTTGAGGTCTTAGCAACAAATACTAGTAACTTATTATTTTACCAAATTTCTGCATATAGAGAATTCTTTTTAACAAAAGCACAACTACCATCGTCAATATATAATCTCGCTGCTTTTTTGGGTTATACACCAAGCGATGCAACTCCTTCTACAGTAAATGTTCTGTTTACTATACCAAAAACATTTTCCGAAGATACTACTTTTACAATTCCAGATGGGTTTGAAGTTACATCAGATAGTGGGATAATATTTTCGACATATTATGATACAAGCATAAGTGTAAAAAATAGCCAGTCATCAATAACTGTCACTGTTCAAGAAGGAAATAGAACATATAATCTACCAGTAACAATTGAATCAGATCAATTCTTATTTGTTTTACCATTTGAGCAAACTACATCTAGTATTCAAGAATTTCAAGTATCTGAAGATTTACAACAATATCAGTTTGTTTCTATTGATGTTCCATTCTCCGGTCAGATTTCAACTCAAAATATACAGATTCGTCCACCAGGAAGTACAGCGTATACTACATATTCTGAAGTTGCAAGTTTATTTCTTATGGATACGTCAACAAAAGGCTATGTTTCAAGACGAACAGATACAGGTATAAATTTACAATTTGGTAATGGCTTGATCGGTTATCAACCAGAAGCTGGTTCTACAATTAAAGTAACTCTTGAATTAACAGATGGTTCTGATGGTAATGTTATATCTGGGTCAATTACATCTGGTGACCGAATTTATAATACAACATCTGGCGGAGTTGCACAAATAGTTCAATATGATATAACAAATACATCTCCAGCAACCAATGGTGCAGATGAAGAATCACTAGAAGAAATTCGTCAAAATGCAATTTCAAGTCTTACAGCTTTAAATAGATTAGTTAGTGAAAACGATTTTATTCATGCAAATACTATTATTGATAATTCTCCAATAGGACAAAATTCGCTTCCAGTATTAAAACGATCAGATTTAAAAGTCAATGAAATTGAACTATTTTCAATTATCCTATTTGGAAGTGATCTAGTACCAACTAAAAATGTTTATGAATCTTTTGTTGATACTTCTATTCCAAGAAAAACTATTATAACAAAGGATTCAATTGATTACTATACAGTTTTTGATATGGAAATTGATGCTTTAAATTCAGTTGCAAATTATACATATATTTTATATGAAATTGAACAAATTCCCACTTTAGTAACTAGTTATGGCGTAGATTATGATCTTGTTGCTGATAATCTAATAGTGACTCGTTCTGGAAATGCTGCAACATACGAACTTCATTATACTACAAATGAAAGTGATTTTCTAGCCAATACTTGTACAATGGAAATATCTGAAACTGGCTCTACTTATAATATGGTTAATGATGGTACTGCTTTTGTTCTAACATTTGCTAATAATTCAGTTATTCCAAAGGGTAACCTAACATACTTTTTTACTATAACAAATCCAACAAAAGGAACATTTGCACAATACTCATCTCAATTTATTTTTAGATTGTCTTTGGATGATTTTGAATTATCAAATGTTATAACTGATGGTACGTCAAATATTGTTTATGATATTCCTGTGGTTAGAAAAAGTTATTATGACAGTATAGTGCAACGAGATTTTGAAAGCGATGTTTTGCAGAAGTTGTTAACTACAATGACTTTTAAAGATTATAGAATGCTTACTGATTTTGTAAACTTTAAATTTTCAAATACAACTGGTAGTCTTGATAATATGCAATTAAATGATGTTGATCTTACTGCTACTACTGATATTTTATCTGATCCTCCTACATCTGGTTTACAAGGCGATAGATATATAGTTCTAAATGGTACTGGATCTTGGAATGGGCATGATGATGATATAGCAGTTTTATCAGATGCAACAGCGTTAACATGGGTATTTACTTCGCCAAAAACTGAGCAAATGGTTTATGTTACAAACAAGGGATATAAATATATTTACTCAGATGCAGGATGGATTATTCCAAGTTATGATATTCCTTTAAACCTTAGTATTGATGTTTTTGTTTCTAATTCATATTCTGGTACTCTATCTGATTTAACACAAGCAATTAAAACAGAATTAGTAACTACATTTGAAGAAAGATTTGGAATAAATGCTGATATTTATAGATCTGAAATAATTGAAACTGTACAAGGAGTAGATGGAGTAGAACATTGTAGGCTTATATCTCCAGAATCTAGTATATTCTTTAATTTTGATATTGATAATTTTACACAAACACAATTACTTGAGTATAGTCCTGAATATGTATATTTTACAGAGGATTCTATCTCTATAAGGACATTTTAATAATGCAAGAGATTCTTAAAAAAATTGATGCAAATTTACCACAATTACGAAGATATATTGTAACTAAAGCATCTAAAGAATTAGCAGAGCTTTCTCAACCATGTTATTATCCAAAGACAAAAAAGATGTATATAGAGTTATTGCATATTCTTAAAATATCTGATAAAGATGTAAAAGATTTTGTAAAGAGAAGTACTAAAGGCACTAAAGCTGAGAAATGGTTAATTGCAAATGAGCCAACATCAAGATTGCTAGTATTTATAATGCATCTTTTTCTAAAAAACAGAGATACTTCTTCATATGCAGCTACTATGGTTTATTATTTAATAGTTCAATATGCTAGATTGATGCATAAACAAATTCAATATTGTGATGAAGATGCTTTTAGATATGCTCTTGATACTCTTACAAAAACGCATTTATTCTCAAGAGAAAAAACAATCCCAAACAGTTTATATTTTCTATCTAAAGCTCTACAAAGAAGTTTTACTAAAGATATACAAAAATGGGATGAAGATAGAGTTTTAGCATTTATGATAGAATCTAGAACTAGAATTTCTCAAAGTGTTAAAAGTTTTGCGACAAGTTATTATAACATTAAAAAATCTAAAATTGGAATTAAAACACAACAAGAACCTACAGATGATAAAGAAGAGTATAAACCAGAATACGTGGTGTTGAAACGTGGACAACAAGTTATTGATAATGTTACAAAAAAAATAACAATGTATAAACTTGTTGATGTTAAAGCTTTGAATGATGCAAAAAATGTAAGTAAAATAAAAACATCAATTGCTACGCAAATAGCAAATGAATTAATAAATAGAAGATACGCCGATAAAATAAAAATACTCCTACAACTATTTATAAAAGATCTAACTTCTGTACAAATGGTTTGTGGTGATGAATATTATAAATATGTTAAAAATCTTATGGGTTTAAAAAGAACCTCAGCTCAACTGTATTTTAAAGCGCAAGTTTCCATCCTTTTAAAAGATATTATTACTAATTTAAAGATGAATAAATTATATGACAGTTATACATCTCAAACTCAGTTTATTATAAACACCTTTCTAGCTTATTATGTAACATCTATTCTACGAAACAATCTTTGTTAAATTTTAAATGCACTTGGCATTTTTGCTTCTATTGCATCTGCTATTGCTTTTACAGATGATGCAACTCGTTCGGCTGGATTTTGTTTTTCTTCGTCTGTTTTTTCTATAGCAGTTGGAGCTTGTCTTTTAGTAGTGATAGTTGTTGTATTGGCTATTCGTGCCGCTGCTGCATGCTCTTGCGCTTGTGCTGATGTTGCTTGATAAGTACTAAAATTTCTAACTCCACTTTTTTCATTACTCATTCCATCAATATAATTTTGTAATGTTGGACGATTGGAAGAGTTCCTTCCTGCTAAAATACTATTAAATAAACTGCCAAAATCTATACGAACATCAACAATTCCCAATTTTTGTTTAAAAGAAATTTGTTGTTGATCGCCACCTTTTATAACTGTAATATTAGAAATAAATGCGGGATCTAAATTATAAATTCCAGGTGAGTAAATTTTATGTATAAATGGCCAACTGTATGTAACGCCATCATGAGAAATTGGAATTCCAAGTAACATCAATGCAGCTATTGGCCCAATAATATATTTTCGAGTTGTGTCTGCATCTGAAGGGTTTGGATTATAAAGTCTTATAGTCATTGTATAAGACGGTTGAAAACCGCTAGATTTCCAAAGCATTGGAAAATCAAGTCTTGAACCAGCTGCTAATGACGAAACTAAATTAATTCCTCCAGCAAGAGTTCCTCCACCAGGAAGAGCTTTAACTAAATCAGCTGCAGCATTTCTTCCCGCAGATAAAGCAGTTCCTATAGTTTTTCCAATCGTTCCACCTTTTGTTTTTAATCCTTTTGTGAGTTTATCAAATGCTTGTCCAGCACTACTTGCACCCATCATCTGCATAATTGCTGCAGATTTTTCTGAAGCAACATCAGTAAACGATTGTAAAAAGTTTTCTCCATATTCATTTGTAAAACTATCTGTAGGAAAACTATCAGCTAGAAATGCAAGTTCAAGGTATCCATTACTGGTTGCTGAAGTTTGTTGTAATGTAAAACCATGCTGTGATAAAAGTGTTGTATAAGACAATTCCTTACTATTTTTTCCACCTGAAGAAAATAGATCTCTTCTAGTAAATAATGAAATTCCTTTAGTAAAACTTGGTACACCGGGATATATACGAACTAGAGGCATTGAATTTCTAAGAACAGTGTTTGTATCACCTCTTAAGTTTGCAGGTGGTAATCCTATTGTAAAATCTATAGATGTTTTTTTAGTTGCCATTTTTAAAATCCCTCGTTAAAATAATCACCTCTAACTATTGCGCGATCATATTCTGAAAATGTTTCTCTAGTTTTTTGTGCAGCGTTTGAAACAGTACTAGAAATATTTTGTATTGAAGAGTGAGCAATTGTTGTTGCTTGTGTTATTCCGTGTGATATTTCTTTTCCCATTTCTTTACTAGATAATCCAAGTTTCTTAGTTTGATCTTTTATAACTTTTTCAAATTCTTTAATTTCTACTATTGCTTTTTGAGCTTCTATATGTGCTATTTTCTTTGCAGATGTATATGTACTTTTAGCTTGTTCAGTTGCTTTTCTGACAAGATGTGGATTATGTAATTGAAATTCATATTTTCCAAGCGCTGCAGCTCTTGAAACTGCTGTTTGTGCTTTACCTTCTTTTTGAAGATATTTTAAAAATTCTCCTTCTCGTTTTTTTCCATATGTTATAGGGTTCTGCCAAAAATGTTTTGATGGAAATCCACCTTCTTGAATCCATTTAGTTCGAACTCTTGATATTTCATCTGGAGTATATTTCAAATAATCATTTAAGTGTTTAGTCAAAAAATCTTGTTGACCAGTTTCAACTTCATATAAGAAAGCACCTTTACCAACATTATATTTTCCAACACCAGTCTGAATCTTTGAACCTTGCATTCCAGCATATCCCTTAATGCCACCTTTTTTAGCAGCAACTAGCATATGTTGTGTTTTTTGACCTTGTTCTTTATTAAGTCTGTTAGCAGCAGCATTAAAAGTACTCCAAATTTTATTTAAACCTTTTGAAATTCCAAATGTATTATCTAACCATTGTCCTATTTTTGCTCCACCCCAAGCAGCTGCAATACCACCTAAAATAACGGGAAGTAATGTTGTAAGTATTCCTGTTAATCCTCCTCCACCAACAAGACCAAACATTCCAAAGAGGCTTTTTCGTTTCTCCCTTTTCTCCCTTTTCTTTTCAATAGTATATTCAGCTTCTATAACATCTGTCATATCTGAAGTATAACCAAGAAGCTTTTGTTGATCGTTTCTTGATTCATTCATATATTCTTCTGATTTTTTTACAAACTTAGCTATATGAATTTCAGATACTGGTATAGCATTAAGTTTTATTCCTTCTTGTTCCATACCAGGTGTAATTAATCTAGAAAAACCTGTTTCACCATATGTTTCTTTTAAAAGTCTTCTTCGGGTCGACAATTTATCCAATATTGTTGTAACAAAAAATTCTCGTTCCCGAGTCCATTTTTCAGCTGTCCCTGCTTTAGATTTTCCATACTTTTCTCGGTTAAGAAAATATTGTTTTGTCATCCAATTCAGTATAGATCTGCCACCTCTAAAGAAACTCCATATTCCGGACGGAATTCCTTCAAGTGTTTTATACTGTTTACCAGTAAAAGCACTTGATAAATCTCTTGTTGCCTCAGCAGTTGCTTTAGTATATAAGGCTATATTATCTAGTCTCCACATACCTTCAGCATATATTTTTCCTAAATTTTCAACCATAGCTTCAAGAGGATTAGTTGCTTTAGAAAGATGAGCTTTATAACCACCTCTAGATTTAAAGATACTATAAATAAATCTAAAAGGCGCTCCAAAAACACTACCTAGACCTTTTAAAGCAAACGCTACATGTCTAAAGAATGGATGTTCAATAAGCATCTTTTGCCAAATTTGTTGATATGAACTAACTTGAGCTCCTATTGCATCTTGAATTGCCAATAAAGCCCTTAACATACGAATATCAGAAGGTTCAGTATACTGTTCATGAACCTGCTTCATAGCTCTTAGATAACCTTTAAACAAACCAACTTTTTCAAACTTTTGTTGCGATGCAACGTATGTATGCATTCTTGCTAGTGAGTGTAGCTCAGTTCGTCTAACTGATTTTGCAAGTTCTTCAGTTATTCCAATACTTTTATCAATCCTACCAAGCACTTCTTCAATAGGCATAACTACTTCAGCTGGATGCAAATGAGCAAGCCCTTCTTTCTTAACATATCCACCATGTTGCATTTTTGGGATACCCTTGTTGCTAGTTATGCTTTTTATAGGTCTTTCTTTTCTTCCTTTTAATCGTGCTCGACTTATTAACCCACTAAAACCTTCTCTAAATTTAGAGGTTACTGAACCAAGTGCATCAGAGATATTGGCTTTCATTTTCTCTTTTGCGTTTTTCCATACATCTGTTTCAACAAACTTTGCTGCAAAATAACCAAAAATAGGTGACGCTGTTGCAAGAGCAGTTGCCACAGTATTTTGTTTGTTCAATTTAATATCTTCAGTTACTGATTTTAAAACGTCAGCACTTGCTTTTGATGTACTAGCTGCAACTTTTGCAAATCCATAACCAATGTTACCAACAGTACTATTAAGAGAACTTAAAACTTTAACCATTGAATTTTGAACATCTTCAATGCCTCTAGCATTTTCAACGTCATACTGCGTTTCTTTTATATCTTGTTTTGTCTTTTCCTGCATCTCTTGTACAACACGGTTTACATTACTGACTTCAGCAATACGTTCATTTTTAGAATCTGCTGGTTGTGTTATACTTCCTGGTTTTTTTGGTTTATCTGCCATAAATTCCTCTAGCTCCTGGTATAGGTCTTGGTTTGTTCATTTGTTACCCCTTACGTTATAATATTAAATAGTTTTTTAATTACTGGGTCTTGCGGTTTCATTTCAGCTAGCACACAAGCTACTTCAGAAAGAGTTATAGTTTCTTGAATTGGAGTGGTGTATTTATTCTTTTTACCAAACGACTGTCGATACGCTCTATTTAAAGATGTAAATAACATTGAAAACTTTGCTGCATTTCTAAATAAAGATTGCATGTTAACAATAAATAATTTTGCGGCAACTATATAAAGCTGTGCCCTAGTAAGAAAATCTTTTTCATCTAATTTTGTTAAATCTTTAAAATTATTAGTTATAAATTTAAAATAGTTTGCTAAGTCTCTATTTGCATAACTATAGCCATTTTTTTCATATCTAGATAAAAATGTTATCAAATCATTCATATTTGGTTTTGTTGTGAGCATAAAATAATCCTCAAAAAAAGATGAATAATACTCTTGTAGATATGGTTTAAAAACTTGTATAAATTTTGATAAATTTATTCCTGCTACTAGATGCATACATTCATGCATTGTAGTAGAAGAAAGAGTGTTGTTTGATGATGTTCCAAATATTGATGTTGAATTATCAATAAGAACTATAACTTTCTTTTTATCTACACTATAAAATGCTAAAACATGTTTGTTTGGATCTTTTGATAATTTATGTTTAATAAATGAAAAAACATTTTTACTTTTATAACATGGAATTATAATTCCTTTATGAACCAATGTTTCTAGTTGAGGAGCAACTACTTTTGCTTTAGATGATTTTTGTAATGCTAAGATAAAATTATTTTTGAGTTTATCAGATGAGAAAAATGTAGTACCTGCAATATCTATTTCAGATTCTAAACCAGTAGGTGTTGAAAATAATTCTTGTAATTTTTTATCAATCATTGTTACTCCTTAAAAAAAGATAGTGTATCTACAAAACCACTATAATCATCATAATTCTTTTTAACATGTTTCATAATTTCATTATTTGAAAAACCAGTACTTGTTTCTGGATCATTGAGATTAATCACATCTTTAAGATCTCCTGCCATTGTTGGGGTACTGGTAAAGTCTATTAATACTGGTGGATCATATTTTCGGACATACATACATAAAGCAGTTGCTAAAGCAATATCATCATGACAACCTGTATCAGCTTCTACTTTTCCACTTTTCTTTGAAACAAGTCCGGTCAGTTCAAGTGCTAATCGTTCTGATTTAATTGATTCTGGAAACTCAGTTATATAAGAGTAAAGAGCGTCGATCATTAGTGGTCTAGTTTTTGGAGTTGTTGCTAAACCAGGAATATGTGTGTTCTTTCCTCTTTTTTCTTTATATAACATATGCCCATATTCACTAGCATTTATATGTTCAACAACTTGATTACCAACTGAGTTTGATTCTACAACTATTAATCCTGGGTATGTTGCAGCTGCTACTTTTACTACTTTAATAAAATCCATTACTTTACATTTGCCCTGATATTCCCAAACTTGTTCTAAAGTTTTATAATCCCATACTGTAATAGCTGATTTATCTTCACCATGTTCTGGTGCAGTATCTACTCCAATAATATAATAGTTTCCAGATACTGGTTGAGCGAATTTCCATATCTGCCCATTAAACAATTGAAGTTTTTCAATTGGCTTCTCGACAGAATTTTGCATTTTCTCAACTGTTTCTGCTTCAAAGAAACTACCTTCAGTTGGCAAGAATTTTAATTCCAACTCCTGAGCAATTTTCTTTGGATCATTGTCAAATAACTCACATTGAGTTTTATACCAACCTGGATCCTCAGCCAATTCTGGAATCATTTTCCAATGAATTACAAATGGTTTTAAAATATCTTCACCGGAAATAGCTTTCATATATCTACTAAAATACCATTGTCCAATACCAACCGTTTTATTGGGTGTTGAAAGAACCATAGTACCAAATGGGATCCCAGCTTTTTTAGCTTGCATCTGGTTAGTAGATAATGCTGGAACCATTGATGTCCACGCTGATTCAATGTGATTAACAAATGCTGCCTCATCAATAACCAAAAATGTAATAGCCTTACCTCGAAGAGTTTTATCTGGAGCATTTGGATTTACTGGAGAAGCGTATGCTTTACTTCCATTAGTTAAAATAAATGACCGTTCAGTTCGTTTAGCAAAACCACGACCAAGAAGTCCTCCTGGAGGTTTCATCCATTCAGGAAGTTTTTCAATCATGCCACGAATTATTCTAGCAAAATCAGTAGCCTCAGCACCATCTTTTGAAATAATTCCAATAACAACATTATCATAGAACACAGATAACCAAGCAGCATATGCTTGAACAATAGTAGAAATACCGATCTGCCTACTCTTTAAAACAATAACATATTTTTGCATTTCAATTAAATCAATAAGTTCTACTTGTTTTTTATATGGCGAAAGAATAACATCTCTACCAGGTAATTCTATATAAACATAATTTTTTACAAAGTAATCAAAACTTGCTCTACATTGTAAGAACTCCGCAACATATTTATTTGTTAAATTTTTTAATTGTGATGGTCTTTTAGCCATAATTTGTATTATCCTTTATTATTTGTTCTACTTCCCTGATCTATTAGTTCGAATCAAAGTCAATAGTCCACTTGATGACCAATCTCTTGCTTTTGTAAATTTTAATTCGCTTCTATGTAAGATATAGCGACCGGTTACTGGTGCTGTTTCAGTATTCCTTGAGATCAGTTGTACTGATTCACCGACTTTCATTAAGTTTAATAACCTCATACTTTGTTCAACTACTACTGACGTTTCAGTAATATGGCTTATATTTTTTGAAATATTAGAGTTTATAAAAGTACTATCCAACTCATATCCTGTATGATCTTTATATGTTGTTATTCTAGAATCAGAAGAGATAGCTGTTTTATCAAAAAATATTTTATTGTTTTTTGAAATAAGTCCATATGTTTTGGCAAATGTTTCTAATGTGATTGGTATTGTATATGATAATCTATCTCTGGGTTTTACTACAAAATTCATTTTTGGTGCTAAAACTCCAAACACTGAATTTCCTTTATACATTGTATCAATATCTCGTCTTGTATAAAAATTCTTTCCGTTGTCTGCTTTATTTATCAAGTCTAGATTGTCAGAATCTAAAGCAAATTGATAAACAGTAAATGCTTGAGAGTCGCTCATTTTTTTTGTTAGATTTTTAATGTGTACTACATTATCATGTGAACAATGAACTGATGGCATTCCATTGTAAATTCCAAAAGTTGAATTTAGATACATAATTGTTTTATATAATGTTGCTGGAGGTATTAAAATTTGGTCAATTACTTGCGTATTCCTTCCAGCTGTATCCATCTTTAATGTTGCACCAGTTTTAGATACTAAATTTTGAATTACATTATCTATAGTTGTTCCATGACTAATATCATTAACAAAGTAGTTCATAGTTTTATATGGTTTTCTAACAACAGTGACTATAGAAACTTCTGCTCGATCTTTTTGTACTCCATCAGCTATTGTTGCTTTTTGGTTAATTGGGAGATCAGATGATAAATACATAAGCTCAAAATCTATACTCTCCATAACATACTGATCTGTAGCAAGTAAGTTAGAAGTTAACTTAAGAGGTTTTTGTCCATATATTTGATCGAGTAGTATATCATTTGGGTCTATTATAAGATCTATTACTACAGTTTGATATGGAACATCTATTGAGGAAAGGATACTTACTCTATGAAGGTCATTCGTGATATCTATATCACCAATTTTTAATATAAACTCATAAGTACGATTTGGTGTCCAATATCTGCTTTTCTCTACCATTTATAAATTTCCTTACAAAAAAAATTTTAGTAATGTTCTTTATATTTTGTTCCAAAAAAAAGGAGAGGTGGGTAAGGCAGAATCTATACCTTACCCAAATTCTTTTTCCCCTTGGCGGAATCAAACCAAGCAACGGAGTTTATGATGAAAGACGATTTAACACGTCATACATCCTAGTTGGTATAACAAGTACACTTTCAGCTGCATTTTCAAGAAGTCGTTTTGAATTTAAATTTGGTTCAAGACTACTATATCTTACAATTGCTAAAAACATTTGCCATGCAGATGGTAGCGGTGGTTCCTCTCCTTCTTTAGATGGATTTAGTTCTTGAAGAAGCTTAGATATATCTTCACGTTTTCGTTTACCAATTTTCTCTATTAAATCAAGAGTTCCAAGCATTTGTTCTGCTGTCAATTTACTTTGAAAACTTTGTTCAATCACATCAAGTATATTATTTTGAAATATCTCCATATATGATGAGACTACAGAAGCCATTGTTGTATTAGCATTTTGAATATGAACTTGTCGCATTGAACCAAGTGTAAATGAAAATACTATAGGATGATTATTATATATAGTTGATATTCCAAATGATACAGTTGCTGCCTTTGTTCCATCATAGCTATTTTCTACAATTAGAACTGGGAGAACATCGCCATGTGACGTTCGATAACTACTGCTTATAATTATTTCATTTCGCATCCTTGCACGATTATAGCTAAATAAAGGATTTTCACTGACTACTGGCAGGCCAACTTGATTAATAGCACTTTTAATTTGTTCAATTAGAATATTATTTCCAATAAACTGATATAAATCTGAAACATAACCACAGTATAAATAATCAGTTAGCTCGTGCGGTTTTATATAAATACCCATTATCGGAACCGTGGAGCCATCAGTTTTATGCTTTTCTTGGTCATCAAATATTACCGTAGTTGTTAATTGTCTATAAATAACCTCTACAAACTGATCACTATAACTAAATAGTCCCTTATAGCTTAGAGAATCATTAAGGCCCATTTCTGCTGCTCGTTCTTGAAATGAGTTTCTCATCTATTGACACCTTCTTTCATTATTTTTTGTATTGATATTGTTAGCTCTTTTTGCAGACCTTCTTTAAACATCTTTAGATTATCTTTAAATTTTTGACCAACTAATATACGTACAACTGCTTTAATAGTTTCTTCTTCACTAAGTGGTTGATGATTAGGTGACTGAAATCTATCTTTTAATACATGTACATTGTTTTTATAATCTAAACTAAGTAGAAAAGTGCTAGTATATACTCTACTATGAAGCGAATTCCTTCGAGGAGAAGTCTTTCCTTCAGTTATTAATACCATTATAATCTCCTTGCTATTATTCGTATATAAATATTTCTACCATCAAAAGTAAACTGAGGATCTAGATTAACAACTTTAAACCTTCCTTCAAGTTCCCAAAAATATTTTGCTCTTTGCGGAGTCCATATTGAAGCATGTGGACATGATGGCTCGTTCAGAAGTTCAGTTGTTAATAAAATATTATCTGCTTCAAAATTACTTAGAGATTCTGCACCAATATCTTCTGCTAAAATCATCTTAGCAAGAGTTTCGTAATTTGGTACTATAACATCAACAATACTATCTTCTTTTGTTATTGTTGAAACTAGATAAATAAAATATGGAATCTGAGTAAATGAAACATGTTCTAGAAATCTATATATACAAACATTTTCAAAATATAATATTGTTCGTTCCATAAATTTAAAAATATCATAATTACAATACACATTTGTATTACGAACCAATGGAACGTTTTGTGATTCTATTTGTTTTGCATAATTTTCAATAAACTCAGGGGTTTCAGAATTAAAATATTCCAGATCAACATTTACTATATAATGTTTATGTTTAATAACGTCAAAAAGGGGTTGTGTTTTTCCTGCTGCAATGTTTAAAATCATTCTTACCTCACAAGCTCATATACAATACTTTTTGTAAATGGCTCTATATAATATTGAAAATATTTATTCCTATCAATTTCACTTGGATCCATTATTCGGATTGTACTTTTTGAAACTTCTATTTCTCCATAATCCTTAAGAAAAATTGTAAATTTATTTCGTCTATTTGGAACCGCATACATCTCAGGTTTATTTCCGTTAATAATTTCATCTTTGATTCTTTGAAGGTTTCTAAATATCGACTCTTTAATCGCCAACGCTACTATTTTACATAGTTTTAGATAAAGGTTATCCATATATTCATACCGATTTGAAACCCCCTTAATCGCTACCTTAGAGGTTTGATCCAATGCTATATACTTATTTCTATTGATTGATGATATAAATATCTCAAATGTTTTTCTACATTCTAGCGGGATATGTCCAATGTTTGTATGCTGTATTTTTCTTGTCAATAACAAACCATCATATTGCCTAATAACAATATCATCTTCTAGTATATTATTTTTAGAAATATAATCATTAATTACTGACTCAGTTGTATTTCTCAAAAGAGATATCAGTCTTGGATTCTTTTTCATCATTTTACCAATTTCAATATTTCTACCAAGTTTATCATTTGGATCAATTCCAGTCAAATCATATCCAAGATTATTTAGAATAGTATAATGGCATGCTTCAATATCATAAAGATAAACATTCTGAAGTACGAGCTTAAGATTTTTATTTAATTTCATAATAAAAGTGAGTGAGAAGAAATTAATCTACTCACTCATCTCCTTGTTATTCTAAAGTATCAATAATTACATTATCAATCTGAATATGATGATGTACATCTTCGATACTTCCCTGTCTTTCAACTAGCCATTTTATAGCATCAAAGTTTGTTCTAAATCCTTCTGTCTTTGCACTTTGTTTATATCTCAACTGAAGTGCTTCAAAGTCAAGAGTTTCAGTAAGTTTTTGGCGAACATACTCTGGATCTTTTTGTAGTACATCAATATCTGTGTCACGTTTCTTTATCCTAACGGTTGCATATGGAACTAGAATATTATTAATATCATAACAAAATACAGTAAATAAACCAGTTCTTATTCCATATCCTTTTATATAGATACCATTTCCATAATTATAAATAATTCTAAAACCATTATTATATATTTGCATATCTACAGCTGGTATATTTAAAACTGGTTGTATATGAGCGTCATCATATACAACTATCTTTCGTTTTTCTACTCCACCTTCGTTAGATACCAGAACTGTAATAATGAGTTGTTCATTAGGATCAACGCCAGTTACTGACATGGTTGGTTTCCTAATGTTTGGAAAATTATTTACATTTGAATCAAACCAGTTTGATAGTGAAGTAACTGAAATTGGATCCATTGACTCATTTGATACTTCTTCGCTGGGAGCTGTAGATTCGGTTACTTGATCTTCGTTAAAAGTAACTCGTTCTTCAGTCACTCCATGCTTAAGCATGTTTGATAAATTTTCCTGTGGTTGCATAAAACTATCTCCTTTATTTCCATTTTTTTCCTTCATCGGGGTTCGCCCTCCATTTTTCTGGATCGAGTTCTGTATATGTTTCTAATGCTGCTCCTGCTAATGCAAATAGTTTTATTAATTGTTCATAAGCATCTGCAGGTCCTGTTCCTTCATGCATTTCGTCACACATAACTAACCAGCCTGGTAGTTCAGAATCCCATTTTTCAGCGTACGCTTTTTCTGACTTATTTAGATATTGCCTTATAAAGTTTAGAAAACTGGCAAAATTTAGAGAGTTCATATCTTTATATTCACCGAAACAATTTTTTTGATACTCTCGTTCTTTTATATAAATTTTCATCAATGTTTCTATGTCCATTTGTCTCCTTACTTGTTAAAATAACTATAAACTTTAGACACAAAGTAATTTCTAGATTCATCTGAATCTTCATTATGTTTTATAAATTTCTCAAACTGTTTTAACTGAGGTGGAATTTTTTCATGTGGATATGAACTTATTTTATTAAACAAAGTAGAACCATAACATCTCTTTATACGACCAGGTTTTGATCCTGTTAATAACATAATTACTGAACCGTAATTATAAAATTTAAGATCATCTCTACAATCAAAATATTTAGTCTTTTTATATCTACCAATTATTAATCCATATTCATTTATTGCATAAAAAGGTATTCTTATATCTCTAATGGACGGATTTTGTTTTAAGAATTTTTTAAAAACTTTTCCTCTAGTAAACCAACTCCACCATGTTTTATCTCTTAAAGAAGGTAAAATACCATTAAAAAATTGTACTAGATCACCTTTTCTCCAATGCTGCATTGTTGAATCTTCCATGGATTCAATGGTTCTTTTATGCATAAAGTTTCCGCCTGGCATTCTATAACAAAACCCTTGATAATATTCTGTATTGCTAAATTTCTCCCAAGATAATTTTTCCATTATTCCACCAATTTTTTCAGAAACATTACATTCTTGATTATCTTATGTGAATATTCTGGCATGTACTCTAAAACAATGTCTCCGCTCCATTTATACCTATATTTCAAATCGTTTACAAATTTAATTAACTTTAGTTCACCCTTTGGATGATTAAATGGTATATGAGGTCCTAACTCTTTGCAACGATTAGATAAGTGAATTATTTTTGTATATTTTAATAAATGTGACATAATTTTATGGTCAAACCATATTGGCTCTATATGAGCAGTATCTATAGTCATTGATACGTTTATAAGTTTATTGCAAATATCTATTATCTCTAATGGTGTTCTAAAAACCTTTTTCTTTTTCCATGCAAATGTTTCAAGACAAAATTTTTCTGGAGTTCTAAACTTATAGTTATTTAGAAAATATTCTATTCCCTTGTTAGGATGCAATACATACTTATCACAACCTGAACGTACATATATATCACTTACAAAAAACTCAATCTCTTTTAATGGAGTTTTAAGAGTATCAAGGGGCATGTGAACAACTTTTATTTTATTTCCATTCTTTTCTATTTCATCAAGAATCTTCTCCTTATTTATAAGAAATTCATCTTTATAATGAAAAATAGATAACTGAATATCGCATGGTAAGTCTTCTATCTGATATTTGTTATGGTTTCGATTTTCTTTCGTTATACCATAAGAGATACATGGATTTATCACACAAATCTCCTCCCACTAAAACCTCCCGCTATACCTTTCCAATTAATAGCTATTGCTTCAGAAGTGTGAATAGATTCTTCATGTTTGCATTTTACAATCCAATCATATAAATTCATTTCATTTAAAGCAACTGAAATTAAACGAATTGAATCTTCAACAAACATAGGATTTTCTGCTGCTACTCTAGCAATTTCTTGCTCATCAACTCTTTTTATTACAGGATATGGCAAGGTTTTAATCTTTGTTTCAACTGTTTCAATAATATCTTCAAGCCAAACATACAATGGTGGCTGAACTTCTATAAGGATATCTGCAAACGATCTTTGATTATGTGGATATCCTTTTGACTTATTATCTTCTAAATGTTTACAAAGTTCAGCTGAACATGGACAATATGATGCGTATTGAATAATAACTCCTTGAAAAAATCTGAAATTATTATCTTCTAATTGTCCTTCAAACCTACATTTATAATAGATTGGAAATTTATTGTCTGACGTAATTGACTGTTTAATTAATGGCATTCTAAAATCAAACTTCATGTAACTAGCTGTACTTCCAATATTATTTCGCAAATCTTCAAGTATTTGTTTAATTAGAACATGCTTTAAAGGCAAATCTAAATATGGTTTTAATGTTAGAAGCAATCTGGACATTGATATGCCTTTTGTATCTTTGTCCAAATTGGTTCTAATTGACACATTAGCATTTAGCTGACAAAATCCGCCACTTCTAAATTCTAATTTAAAAGGAACCTCAATATTCTCAACACCTACTTGCTGTATTGGAATATTAATGTTTGGTTCTGAACATTGAATATCTGGTAAACAAGTTTTATTGGTCATATATACCTCTATCAATAAAATCCATATATACTCCATTAGACCAACTCCAAAATTCTTGGGATTCTTTAATATCTTCTGGTTCGATCTTATGTGTTTTATCGTTAGAACAATATGGATTTAACTCTGGATTATCTGACAAATTATTGTCATCTCTGCATATTTCTCCATCTGTAATTCTATATGATTTAGTTGGAGTTTCATAATCAAATATAATTTCCGCCCCACATTCTGGGCAATGACGTGTTTCTAGCATACTAAATTCTCCGGATCAAACATTACTGGATCTAAATTTGCTTCTGGTATGTCTGGATCTTCTTTTTCTTTTTCTTTAGATATATAAGAAGAATCAGTCGAAGAAGTCCAAACATACCATTTATATAGACAGCCGCTCATTTTTGATCTACACCAATTACTGTGAGATATGAATCAAGTAATTTTACTGATTCTGGTTTTGTGCTTAATTCTTTGGTTTCATCTATACTATTTGGATCTATATAACTTCGTATGTAATTATTTTTTAGATCAATACAATCAGATTTTGTTGTTAAGAACTCTAAAAGATTTACTGGAGCATCATGTCCAATTAAGCAAGCAGTTTCCATTTCACCGCATCGTTGACCACCTTTATTTTTTCGGCCTCCGAGTGGTTGCAATGTTCTTTTTGCATATGTTCCAATGCCTCGTGCTGCTAATTTCTCTTCAGCAATATGTACCATTCTAAAGAAGTAAATATAACCAACTGCTATCGGATTTAACAAATTTACTTTAGAAAGTGGATCATAAACTTTTTGCTTAAATTGTGTTCCAGTATAAGTTAAAGCATTGTGTAAATCTTTCAAGTTACAAGAATCAAATGGAGCTTGAATTAATGTTAAACTATCAATAAATTCTTTTGTAATTTTTTCAGGTAATTGTTCAACAAACTGATTACTATACCATTGTCCATTTGTTTTATCAATTAACTTAATAAAATCAATAAGATATTCTCTTATTAGTTCTTGTTCGGCTGATTCATCTATCATACTACTTAAATTCTTTTTTAGATCTCCAAGTGATGCTGATAATTGTAATTCAAATAACTGACCTATATTCATCCTTGATATACTACCTAAAGGATTTATACATATATCTAAATGCCTTCCATCTTCAAGTTGCGGCATTTTTTCATGTGGAACAATCCTGCTTATAACTCCCTTGTTACCATGGCGATTGGCAATCTTATCTCCACATTTAATTTTTCTAAAATGAACACCTATCATTTTGATAAGAATACCATTTATTTTTTCTTTCTTTTCTTTATATTTTCCCACATGAGAAAACAAATCAAGATTTCGTTCTTTGATAAACTTATTTGCTTCGTCTTTTGAAAGTTTATCTCGTAATATTTTTGCAAGAAATTTTTCCTGATCTTGCTGTTTTTTAACTTGCGATTCAACCCAGCTACTATATTCTGGAACTTCATCATTCCAAGAGTTTGCATATAATTTTACTTCTGAAATAATAAAACTTCTCTCAGCTTCTAATTTTACTTCTTCACCAAAAACTGAATACAGATCTTCAGAAGATAAACTTTTAATTCTTGCATAGGGTTGTCCAGTGGTAATAGTTTCAAAATCATTTGGTAATGGTTTATATTCTTTGTCACTTAATGATAACAGAACTTTATTTGGGGGTAATGTAAATGATAGATCTTTAAAATGAATTGATGTCATTAGATCTTCATCAACTAAACGATCAGATATAACAATACCATCTTCATAATTATTACCATAATGAACCATAACGCCAGTTAGTAAATTTTTGCCTATATTAATACTTCCATTTTTACAAAAATTACTTTCAGCAAGAATATCTCCAGCTTTAAACTTATCTCCTGGCTTAACATATATATTCATAAAGTCCATATGCTCAACATAGATTTTTCGATATCCAATATCAAAGATATCTGCTTGGCTATCGTCATATATAACAATTATATATTTATTATCTATATGAACTACTTCACCATTTTTCTTTGCTCGTTTTATAAACTGAGTTTGATCAGTATATAAATGTTCACATCCAGATTTAATCATGGGTTCATCAAAGTTCTTTAAAAGAATTGCTTGCCGCATTTGTGACGAAGCCATTTGAAGTCTTGTTTGGTCATCATGTTCTAAAAATGGAACCATAGAAACAGGAATTGAAATTGGTTGTTTAGAAAGATACTTACTATCAAATTTCATATTTTCATCCAAAATAGTATTTGGAATTAAATTTTGTAAAACTCCACAATTATCTCTATCTGGAGTATCAACAGGACATACTCGTCCAAACATTGTTGGGCAAATATCTCTTAAATGTTTTGGAATATTTTCTCTCTTAAAACCACCTGGACCTAGAAGACTAATCCTTGATAATTTTGTAAGCTCTTCAAGAGGATTAATTGAAAAATCAAACTGAACTATGTCTGATACATTACATTCGGAAAGTAACTGAGTTGAGTTAATATTAAACTTTGGTTGTTTTGTTGTTCTGTTTGAAAAACATAAGTCAAAAACAATCTTAGATAGTTTTGAAAATAATAAATATTCAAAACATCTCACTCGTTTATTTGTAAATAATGTATCATCATAGACCTCATCATTAATAGCTAATAGTAATTCTTCCATTATACAATTAGTTTGCAAAAATCTTGCAGTCATAACATCTACTTTTGCAATTAAATCAAGAGCATACATTATATCAAGACCTTTTGATTTTGCATTAAATTTTGAATATACTCTTCCAACTTCATGAATAAAATC